GATATGCTTGAATTCCAAAACCTGTAGCAGTTCCAAATGCAGCTACTGAAGAAGTCATTGCTTGACCAGTTAAACCTACAACATCAGCAGGTGTTATCGCACCAACTGAGGACGTCGCACTAAGACCAGTTATACCTACAACATCAGCAGGCGATATAGATCCTACCGAAGCAGTTATAGATATTCCTGTTGGTAATGCCGTAAAATCACCAACTATTGAAAGACTACCAACAGATACTGTTGCAGAAACTCCTGTTACACCAATTACATCTGCAGGAGTTAAAGCTCCTACTGAAGAATTTATAGTTGAAGTAGATAAACCTACTGACATCTCAGTAGGTGATATTGTTCCTACACTTGTCGTTGCAGAAATTCCTGTTACTGAAACGGTTGGACTATTTATTAAAGTAGGTGTTCCTAAACTTGTTGTTGCAGAAACTCCTGTTACACCAATTACATCTGCAGGAGTTAAAGCTCCTACACTTGCAGTAGCTTCTTGTCCTGCTAATAATACATCACCTTGAATGCCCCACGCATCATCATTCCAAGCTGCTCTATTCCATCCAGCATTTATTTCTGTGGTTACAGTAAATGACCCAACTGCCGTTGTTGCAGAAACTCCACTTACTGTTACGTCAAAACTACTTTCTCCCCAGTTTTCATCTCCCCAAAAATCTGAACCCCATCCTTGTTCAGGAAAAGCATCTAAAGTGCCAACAGAAGCTGTTGATGATACACCAGTTAAAGAAATTAAATTTACACCAGACTGCCAAGAATTAGAGCTCCAAGTATTTTCACCCCAATCACTATCTCCTATGTAACTACTTCCTCCCATTGCTGAGTGATTAGAACAATAATAAAAAAGAATATTTGGTGCATCTGCTGCGACTACTATTTGTGTATACGCACCTGAATTTCCTGGTGTTCCATTTGTGGTAACTCCACTAGTGTACTCACTTCCACTCCCATGAGTTCCATCATCTGTTGTGGAAAATCTTAAAGGGTGATTTTCATTAGAGCTATTTGATTGATCAAATTTATAAGTTCCACCTCTAGAAAGTAAAACTGAATCTTGTTGTACACCATCTATGGCATATTTATTACCACTCGCCGTGCTTACGACGGTGATTGTAAATGTCGTGATAGACATAAGAGTTTACCTCCTATGCTATTCTTATGATAGCGTTACTTGCGTCTGCTGTTGGAAATTGAATTGTAAATGTTCCAGAAGAAACTGTTTTATCGCCACCGAAAGCGATAACAGCAACAGCTTTGTCAGATTGTGTATCGTTATAAATTAATGCACCATTGGCTGTAAAAGATGCAGAACTAAAACTTACATCAGCAAAATCACAAAGTGCAGTTGTTCCAGAAGTAGTAGGTGTAACACTTGTAAGAGTTGCCCCACCTGCAGTGTACGCAGTTCCAGATGAATTAGTAATTTCGTTTGAAGTTGAATAAGCTGTTGTACTAGCACCTAAAGATGCGTCACTTGTAAATAAAGCTATTTTAAAAGTGTTACCACTTGTTGCTGTAAAGTTGTGTGTTCCAACTAAAATTTCTTGTTTAAAACTTGTGCATACTGCCGATGTTATTGCCATAATTTAATCTCCTACGGGTTTGCTGAGTTTACTGGTATTCGAACAGCGCCATCGGTGTAGTCATCTCTTCGTCTTCTACCAACTTGCTCGTTAGCAAACTTTTGTACCTCTTGTTTATACTTATTTTCATATAGTGTCAACATATCTATTGGACCTTTTAAAAACCCATATGTTTCTGATAGACAGCAGTATAAAAGTCCATTTGGAAAATTTAAACTAATATAATTAGTGGTATTATCTGAAGCTAAAGTAGTTGGCATTTTATTAAAATGAACTCTAAATTTATATGTTGTATCAGGAACTGGAGCTAAAAATATACGTCCAGAGTTAGTGTCTCCATCTCCCGTAGCTCCACCAAACATTGAATAATATTTAGGTTGCCCTCTAAAACTTGATGCTGTTGAAGAAACATATTCTTGTAGATAAGTTACATCTTTTTTTTCTAACCAAACATTAGGACCTGTTGTAGCAGATGTAGAATCATAAACTTGTATACCTCTAATAAACAAAGCACCTCCAGGAGCATTGATTGTTTCTTGTCCTGAAATTAAATTACCGGTTTGTTGAACTCTATCTGCATCAATTGGAACATCTCTCATTATCCTATATTGAGCATTAAGAATAATGTTTTCTAAAATATCTGTTGTTAAAACATTAGAATCTGTTTCTGTATAATTTCTAATCTGTGTAACTAATCCGCTATAACTTAATCCAGCCATTATTTAATGTCTCCTTTATGTTTTAAACGTATCTTTTTTTGTTTTGCAGTTTCTTCTACTTCTTCATATAAAGTAAGATGCGGATCTTGTTTTTCAGGTAAAAAAATATTTTTTATCCAATTCCAAATATAATTAATCATGCTTCTATTGTTACAGGCCCAACGGAACAACCGTAGCCTCCTCCTTTTATATTACCACTTGTAGCAGTATTTGTGTCAACTGTAAAAAAGAAAAAATTATTTGTTAAATAATCATTTGATGCATCTCTTGCACCACTTTTATATTTTCCAGTTCTTATTGTGTACCCTGCAGATTTTGCAATATTTGATCCCGCTATGCCATCAAAACTTGCTGGATTAGAATATGTAAATGCGCTTCCTGCAGAAGTAGTTGGTGGTCCTCTAAATCTATATGTTGTATTATCTGTTAATCCATGTCCAGGTGAAAAAACATTTATAATACCAGAACTTGCAGCATAAGTTTCAAATCCATTATTAGGTATTCTTACAGTTGTAGCAGGTTCTGTTCTACCTGGTCTTACATGATTTAATGCAATTCCATCTCCACTAATTGGTTTAGGTTCTAATTGAGGTTGTTTAGGTTCATATTCTGAAACATGAACAAATGCACCATTCCATTCTCTAACCATTTCTCTATATGGAAATTGCAATCCTGATCTATCAGATATTGCTATTGCATGTTTTCCTGTTGCGTATTTTGACATTATGATCCTGGATAATATGCTTTAGGTGTAATGTATGTGCTTGAAGCTGATCCATCTTCTGCTAAAGCTCTAGCTAATTCATCTTCATAATACAATTTCATTTGTTGAACTAACTGTGGTTGATATTTTTGTGCTAAATAAAAAGCTAATCCTGAAGTCATACAAGGAACAAATCTAAAAGGTATGTCTGTTGCATTTGTATAAGCTCCAACATCTTGAATTCTTTTTATATAATAAAAATGCATATCTTTGGATGCATTTGTAGAATCTGGTGTTGGATAAACACTAATACTTACATGATCAATAAATCTTTGAACCCAATATTGATTAGGTGTTCCTTTAGAAAGTTTATTTGAAAATCCTGCATAAGTTGATCTATCAACTTTTGTCATTGGACTATCTGATTGTGTAGTTTGAGTTCTATTAGATCTTAATTGTGCTTCAAGGACATCGGACATTCCATAAATTCCAGAAGGTGTCGATGTAGCACTTGTGCCATCGCCACTTGCTCTATAAAATTTATATTCAGCTTGTCCTTCAATTAAATCAAGATTAGCTTCTCCTATTTCCCAATAGTGAATACCTCTATTACCCCATTCTTGAAATAAAATATTAAGGGACCTTCTAGCTGATTTCATTTGATAACCAGCTACAGAATTTAATCCAATACGTTCGTATGCTTCTTCTATAATTTCATCAATAGAAAAAGTTTTATCGAACGTTGTGGTTCCCGAAGTAGTATTAGCCATTTAAACTCCTACGATTCGTAAACTTTAATCCATTCACAAACAATTGTCCCTGTATCTCCTGCTGAGCAAGCTGGTAAAACGACATTTACATCACCAGTAAATCCACTAGCTCCTGTGTTTTTCAAACCACCAAAGTCGCTATAATTAAATTCCATTTCACCTGCTAAAGTTTGAAATACAACATCTGTTGTTGCATCCCATTGCATTCTGATTGCATCTACTGGTGCTGTTACAGAAACGTTA